TGTTGACATTGGAGTAAGAGCATTCTTACCTTCATCACAATCTCACATAAATAAAGATGCAGACTTTACTACATTTGTAGGCCAGACAGTAGAAGCCAAGATAATTCAATTTGAACGACACAAGAGCAACATTGTAATATCTCGCAAAGCACTTATTGAGACTGACCTAAAGCAAGAGAAGATGATTCACCTTAGCAAACTCAAAGAAGGCCTGGCATATAAAGGAACAGTTTCTGGAATTAATAATTTTGGAGTCTTCGTGTCCCTTGGCCTAGTATCTGGTTTAGTTCACAAATCTAAGATGGGCAAATGGACTCCTGAGCAATTTACAGTTGGCCATGACATAGAAGTTGAAGTCTTAGAAATTGATTTTGATAACGACAGGCTCTCTCTGGCATTCAAGGGTTAATCATGGAGAACAAAATAGAACATTGGCCTCCAACATATCTGTCTCCTGTCTCACATATTGAGAAGGCTAATAGCCGTGGATATGATGTTATTGATTTTGCTGAGACGCTTTGTCGTATTACAGAAGACTCTATCGCTGGTAATGTTGGCGAGAAGTTAATCTTACGCCCATGGCAAAAAGAACTTCTTATCAATTTATATGCTGAAGATGAGAACGGCCTTCTAAAACATCGTCGTGCTTTGATTGGGATTCCTCGTAAAGCAGGCAAGTCTGCTCTTCTTTCCACACTTGTGCTTGAGCAGTTATTGCTTGGCGTAAACGGTGGTCAGATTTATTCTTGTGCTGCAGATAAAGAGCAGGCTAAGATTATTTTTAAAACGGTAAAGAGAATGGTTGAACTAGAACCAGAACTCTCAGAGGTATTACAAACATTCAGAGATGTTATATATAACCCTAGCACAGGTACAGTATACAGAGCCCTTTCGTCAGAAGCGTTCACGAAAGAAGGTCTAAACTCTACATTTGTGGCATTTGACGAGTTGCACTCACAGCCAAATAGAGAACTATACGACACAATGTCGCTTTCTATGGGTGCTCGTTTAGAGCCAATGCTTGTAGCAATTACCACTGCTGGAACGAAGTATGACTCATCAGGTAAAGAATCCCTCTGTTTCCAAATGTACCAAAGAGGAGTACAACTCTCTAAAGGAGAAGTAGAAGATCCTTCCTTCTTTTTCGCATGGTATCAGGGCGATGAAAAACTTAACTACAAGGATGAAGATAACTGGCGTTTAGCCAATCCTTCTTATGGCGATATCCTATCTGCTGATGATATGAAATCTGCTTCGCTCTTGACTCCAGAGGCTGAATTTAAAACTAAAAGACTTAATCTATGGACTGACTCTGCTCAGACTTGGATACCAACTGATGCCTGGGATGCACTAACTGTTAAAGACAGAGAACAAATTCCTGGCGAAGATGTTATCTTAGGCTTTGACGGATCCTTTAATGGAGACTCAACAGCAATTGTTGCATGGTATCTTGGTGGAGAAAAGCCTCACTTAGATATCTTAGCGATTTGGGAAAGACCAGATGATGCAGATCAGAACTGGTTCATTCCAGTTGCTGAGGTAGAATCTGCTATAATAGAGGCATACAGAAACCCAGATTACAGCATTCGTGAAGTAGTCTTTGATCCTGCCAGATATTCTAGAACTTTTATGCTATTTGATGAAGAGGGAATGCCAGTTGTGTCTTATCCAAACTCTGCAGAACGAATGGTACCAGCCACTGCTAAATTTTACGAGGCAGTTATGAATAACTCATTTACTCATTCAGGACATGAAGCATTAAACAGACATGTAGCAAACTCTATGACGAAAACATCATCAAGAGGACTCATGATTCAAAAAGCAAACAGCAAAAAGAAGATTGACGCTTGCGTAGCAGCAATCTTTTCTTATGATCGTGCCACAGTGCCAGTACCAACAAAGCCTGTAGCAAGATACTATTCACTATAAGGAGAAACATGAAAACAAAGAAGCCAAACATAGACTGGTCATTAACAACTGAAGTAATTGGCGTAGGACTAGCAGCATATGGCTTATTTTTGATCTTTCCTCCTATTAGTTTCATCGCACTTGGCGGATTTTTAATCTGGGCTACGGAGAAAGAATAACATGGCAATCGCAGGCATATACAATATCACAATGGATCAGGGTGCCCAATGGACACTACAAGTTGTCTATGATAACAATAACGGAACTCCATTTAACCTAACTGGATACACTGCTCGTATGCAAGTGCGTCCTAAGTTTGGTGCTGATAATGCTGTGTTGACTCTTTCTTCTCCAAGTTCAGGAATTGTAATTACACCTTTGACTGGCACACTTAATTTGACTGCTACAACAGCACAGACTGCTGCTATTGATGGTGGATTTTATGTTTATGATTTAGAAATAGATAGTGGTGGCGTTGTCACCAGACTAATGCAGGGCAGCGTAACAGTAAGAGATCAGGTGACACTCAATGCCTAATGTTAATGTTACAGCCATAAGCAATGTAGTTACCGTTGATGAAGTCAATAACATTGTTACAGTTACTTCACCTGGTTCACAAGGAGCCGTTGGTCCAACTGGAGCCACTGGCTCAACAGGACCTACAGGAAGTACAGGTGCTACTGGTTCAACAGGAGCAACAGGTGTTACTGGACCGTCAGGTGCATCAGGATCCACAGGACCAGTTGGTCAAACTGGATCAACAGGTGCTACAGGTCCTCAAGGAGTTACAGGTGATGTAGGACCAACAGGTGTTACAGGACCCGTAGGAAGCACAGGTCCAACTGGACCACAAGGATTAACAGGAGCAACAGGTCCTGTAGGAAGCACAGGCCCAATAGGAGCCACTGGTCAAACGGGACCAACAGGAGCAACTGGAGTCTCAGGAGCAGACGGAGATACATATGCAACAACATCTCTAAGTAGCGTAGCAATTGGTTCTGGTTCAAAGACATTTACACTTGTTGATACAAATGTAGATTACTCAATTGGGCAGACAGTTGTAGTTGCATTTGATTCAAGCAATTTAATGATTGGTGATGTAACTGCATATTCACAAATCACAGGAATTTTAACTTTTACAGTAACTTCATTTACAGGTACTGGCACATATGCTTCATGGGAAGTAAACTTAGCAGGTGCAGTTGGTATTGCTGGTCCTACAGGAGCGACAGGTGCCACAGGACCCGTTGGAGTAACTGGTAACACAGGACCTACAGGATCTACTGGCCCAGTTGGAGCCACAGGAAGCACTGGTCCACAAGGAGTCACAGGCGATGTTGGCCCTACAGGAGTCACAGGTCCAATTGGACAGACTGGCCCTACAGGTCCTACAGGAGTAACTGGAGATGTTGGTCCAACAGGACCTACTGGAGTTACTGGTGTAACTGGCCCTCAAGGTGTTACAGGAGACACTGGAGCAACTGGACCAACTGGTGTAACTGGCGATACTGGCCCAACAGGGCCAATAGGTGTTACTGGTGATACTGGTCCAACTGGTCCTACTGGTGTAACTGGAGATATTGGACCAACAGGTCCAGCAGGTGCTACAGGAGTTACAGGACCCGTTGGTGCAACAGGTTCTACTGGTCCACAAGGAGTCACTGGTGACACAGGAGCAACTGGCGTAACAGGCCCAGTTGGATCTACAGGATCTACAGGTCCTATTGGTGTTACAGGAGATACAGGTCCCACAGGAGCCACAGGCTCAACAGGACCAATTGGTGTAACAGGAGCGACAGGACCTACTGGAGCCACAGGAGCGACGGGACCAACAGGAGCAGACGGTGGATCATCTAACTTTTATGACTATAAAGCAAATACAACTTCTACATCAGGTAATCCTGGTAATACATATCTTCTTTGGAACAATGCAACACAAACATCTGCAACACAATTAAATGTGAGCCACATTGACAAAGATGGTTTTGATATTGATATCTTCTTGGCTTTGATCAAAGACAACGATACTTTAATTATTCAAGACTCTTCAGATTCTAACAACTTTCAAAAGTGGGAAGTAAATGGAACGCCAACATTGCAAACAGGTTATGTTGAGATTCCAGTAACACTTGTAACATCAGGTGGAACAGGAACAACTAACTTTGGTAATAACTTAAATATTTTATTCGTAGTATTTAGTGCAGGTATCGTTGGGCCAACTGGTCCTTCAGGTGCAACTGGCGCAACTGGTCCACAAGGAGTTACTGGCGATACTGGACCTACAGGAGCCACAGGCTCTACTGGTCCAATTGGCGCAACAGGTGCTACAGGGCCTCAAGGAGTAACAGGAGACATTGGTGTCACTGGTGCTACTGGTCCCGTTGGTGCTACAGGTGCTACTGGTCCGCAAGGCGTGACTGGTGACACTGGGCCTACAGGTCCAACAGGTGTTACTGGTGATGCAGGTGTTACAGGCGCAACAGGTGCTACAGGCCCTCAAGGAGTAACTGGTGATACAGGATCTACAGGCCCTTCAGGTGCGACAGGCCCTACAGGAGTTACTGGAGTTACTGGTGCTACAGGTGCAACGGGAGTGGGAGTTGCTGATTTAACTGCGGGACCAATTCGTTCAACAGGAAACACATCATCTATATTCTCACAAACAGGTACAGGTGATACATTTGTAATGAGTGCTGGAACTCCAGCAATTTCAAGTGGTATGACTGTTCAAGGAATTAGTATTAACACTGGAACAGGTAGTGGTTTTGGTAATTTACGATTTGGTCCAAACTCTGGACTTCAAGCATTAACTACAGGTGATCAGAACCTTTCTTTTGGATCTCGTGCATTAGAAAATGCAACAACTGGAAGAAACAACCTTGCCATTGGTGCAGACACCATGAGATTTACCACTGTTGGCTCTGATAATCTTGCCATTGGTAACTTTGCTTTGATGGATAATGAAGGAAATGCAAATCTTGCCATAGGTACTTCTGCTTTAGAGAATAATACTACAGGTGGTTCAAATCTTGCAATTGGAACTTCTGCTCTTGGTGCTAATACTACAGTAGGTAGTCAAACAGCAGTTGGAATACAAGCACTATCAGAAAATACAACTGGATCAGGAAATCTAGCAGTTGGATTTCAAGCATTGCAAAGAAATACAACAGGTAGTTCAAATCTTGCTATTGGTGATGGTGCACTTGCAAATTCTACTACTGTTACTGGTCAGTTAGCAATTGGATATAGAGCACTTACTGTAAGTACAACAGGTACTCAAAATCTTGCAATTGGTCCTAGTGCCTTAACAGCAAATACAACAGGCAGTCGCAATACAGCAGTTGGTTCTAATACACTTCTTGTAAATACAATAGGAAATAGCAATACAGCAATTGGAGCAAGTGCTTTATCAGCCAATACTGGAAGCGACAATATAGCAATTGGTCAGGCCGCTATGTTTGCTAATACAAGTGGAAGCAACAATATTTCTATTGGTTCTGGTTCACTTGATGCAAATACAACAGCAAGCAATCTAATTGCAATTGGAGCAGCAGCATTACAAGACAATACTTCTGGAACACGCAATGTGGCTATTGGTAACTTTGCTGCTAGAGATATTACTAGTGGAACTGATATCACAGCAATTGGACATAATGCACTTCTTGCTGCTACTACTGGTCTTAACAATGTTGCTATTGGATCAGGATCAGCACAGACTTTAACTACTGGTTCTGCCATTACTGCTATAGGTGCTTTTGCTGCTCAATATGCAACCACAGCAGGTGGAGTTTGGGTTGGAGCAATTGCTGGTCAAGGTCTCTCTACTGGAATTTCAAATGTTGGTATTGGTACTGGAGCATTTCAGTCTGCTGGATCATCACAAGACAATGTTGCTATAGGTCAAGGAACTGCACAGTTTACTGGTACTGGAGTTGCAACACTTGGTGCAATTACAGGTGGTTCAGGATATACTAATGGAACATACACAGATGTTCCTTTAGTTCCTTTAAGATCATATGTTGGTCAGTCTGCTCGTGCTACCGTAGTAGTATCTGGTGGAGCCGTTACAAGTGTAACAATAACAACTTCTGGTTCAGGATTAGTCGTTACAGATACTTTACAATTTAATACTGCATTATCTGGATTTCCTGCTGGACTTTTGACGGGAACAGGCTTTACCGTTGCAGTTGCAACAGTTGTAAATGCCAGCAGAAACACTTTAGTTGGTAGAGGAGCATATCAGATAAGTATCAATGGTGAAGACAACACCATGGTTGGCTATCAGGCAGGAAGATCTCCTACTGGTGCTATCCTTAATCGCAGTGTGTTTCTTGGATATCAAGCAGGACTCAATGAGACAAACTCTGACAGATTGTATATTTCTAATACAAGCACTACAACTCCTCTGATCTTTGGTGCATTTGATAACACTGGTGGTCTTGGTGGAAGAGTTAAGATTAATGGAAATCTTGAGATTAAAACCAAGACTCCAGCCTCAGCATCTGCTACAGGAACAGTTGGAGAAATTGCCTGGGATGCAGACTATATCTACATATGCACAGCAACAGACACTTGGAAGCGAGTAGCAATAAGCACATGGTAAAATTAACTAAGGGAAAAGGGTAATCAAATGAGTCTATCTAAAAGACTAAAGGCATCTGGCGAAACCAGAGATATGAACAGTCAGTATATTCTTCCATTGATTCCACCTCGTCCTTTGTTTGGTGTAGCCAATACAGGTACATATGTTGATACAGAATCTGCTATTCGTACATCTACTGTCTATGCATGTGTAAGATTACTTGGAGACACCATTTCTTCATTGCCAATGGGTGCCTATGTACGCAGAGGACGCAATCGTTTATCTTATGCATCAGTTTATGGAGATGTTCCAGCATGGATTAATACTCCAAACCCAGAACAAACAAGACTAGAATTCATTGAGCAAGTAATTACTTCTATGCATCTACATGGTAACGCATTTATTTTGACGGTACGAGATGATAACAACGAAGTAACAGAACTATATGTATTAAACCCAAATGAAGTAAGAATTGAAAGACCTGTCCCAGGAGAACCACTTGTTTACAGAGTTAAAGATATAGACAATGCTATGTACGATCAAATTTTAACAAGTAACGAAGTTCTTCATATTCCACTATTTAGAATGCCAGGATCATATTATGGCTTAAGCCCAATTGGTGCTTGCCGTATGTCTGTTGGTATTGCACAGGCTTCTGATACATATGCTGCCTCATATTTTGGTAACGCTGCTAATCCTGGTGGAGTTATTGAAGTTGCAGGAGAAT